ATTATTAAATAACAAGTGATATATGAACAAACAATTAACACACTATTACCACGCTATGAATATTCTATTAACAAATCACTATAATTATATGACCAAACTATTAATTATTAACAATTTGTAAACTCGAAACTTTTAAGTAAATTTATATTGACACCTAGCCCTGAATTTGGTATAATATATATACAGAATCAAGGGAAAAGCAAAATACAAAAATCCCGACCGGTTCGCGCTCATTGACAGCTATATACAGCGCATAACGCGGAAGCGTTTGCAAATACATCAAATTTTCTATAAGAAAGAGGTAAAAAAACAATGAAAATTCAATACACCTATGAGTGCCCAGACTGCCACGCATCACACAGACTTGACATCGACACGGACGAAATGCTTAAACTTCCCGTAAAGTCATTATCTGATAGCGAACTCCGCCGGGCTATAGGGTTCGAGCGATCCCGCATTCGTTCCAACCACCCCGAAGCTAACGCGGCGCGTCTCTCCGAGCTTATGACGGAATACACCGAAAGAGGCGGAAAGACACGCGAACGGGTCGCAGAGATTAAAGCATTCGAAGCTCTTAAAAATGGAACGATTGCCGAATGCACACCCGAAGAGATAGCCGACGCCGTGCGCCGAATCAAACGCAAGATTGCGAACGCCGGAAAAGTCAACCCGCCCGAAGATGCAACGGAGCTTGAAAAAGCGGTAAAACTTCTTGAGCTTGAACAGGCAAAACGGCGAGTAGCTGCAATGATGGCAGAGATTGGAATAGAGGGTTAAACCCCTCTATTCCGTTCATAAACATTAAAAAGGAGATTAAGAAATGTATAAATTAATTACACACAAATATGCACAATGTGGGTTTGACGGATATTCAAGCGAGAATCACGACCGAACGTTTTATTCATACGAAACTCCAATTTATAGTATATATAAAGAGTGTGATGGCAATTTGACGTCATTTCGCATCCAATGCATCAACGCCCCGCGGCATTCAGCTACGACGGCAAAACAAACTACATGGTCACTATACGAAGAACTATTAAATCATGATTGTGCGCGCTACGTTCGGCGGTTATTACAAAAATGCTGTGGGGGTGAAAAAGTTTATATCCTTCGTGATGTGTCAAATGGTATTTGGTGCGTATTCATCGGCGACAGATTGCAGAGGACATTCACCGCATGAACGATAAAGAATATTTAGTTAAAATTTTAGGATTCATTATAGTATTCTTTATAATACTAATGTTGTGTGCAACGTCAATTTCCATAACAACAATAACTAATCTTTAAGTAAATCCTGTGTATAATCACTAAAAGATTATACACAGGATACAGACTTAGTAACAGGATGTTAACAATTCATTCACAAAATGTTCAAAATGTATCAATAAGTTGTTAACATTCTGTTCACAGTCTGCTTACACTTTGGCAACAATTTTCTGTTAACGATTTGTTCATAATCTATTCACATTTCATTCATATTTATAATCGTAGGGTAAAATTTCCAATATTATAATCGTAGGGTAAAATCCTTGTAAATACAAACGCAGGGTAAAATCCCTACAAAACCTAAAAAATAAAAACACAGAAAGAGAGAATCATAAAATGTCAATTCTTAACGTCAATCAGCTTACAATCGCCGGTCATCTTGTAGCTAAGCCCGAAACATTTACTTACGGTTCAAAGAAAGAGCAGAAAACCGGATGCTCGTTTACACTTGCCATAAACAATAGACAGACCGAGGAAACAACATTTATTCGTTGCTCAGCGTTCGGGGGAACGGCGGATTTCATTACAAAGTATTTCGACAAGGGTTCGGCAGCATTTATAAACGGACAGCTTTCAATCAGGTCGGAGAAATCCGACGAAAAGACAAAGAGCGGAAAAGAGATTTACAAAACATATGTTTCGTGCATAGTTGACAGCATAGAATTTATAGACGGAAAATCCAGTGACTAATAAATATAATCCGTACGGGTATCCATGTGGGGAGTGTCAAACTCCCCATGCCCCATACGCAAACGACATTAAGCAAGCGCGCGAATCATGTTGCGCATATAACAGATGCGCAAAATGGTTGAATTGGTTCAAAGCCGAATGGTCATTAATAAGACTATTGTCAGATAGGAGAATAAAGAAAATTGGAAAGAAATGAATATTTTATTCTAAAAGATAGGTCTATATTAGCACCGCATTTTGCGCAAGAAATGGCTTTGCAATGGAGCGCGTTTTTTGGAGCAAAACGAGCGTTACAATAGGCATTTAGAAACGAGAGGAATAAAATGGAACTAACACCTCAGCAAGAGCACATACTCAGAAACGCAATAAACAAACATAATAACCGAATCAGACACAGAAACGACAAACTCAAATGGCAAGAAAAACTTATAACTGTAGAATCAGTAAAAAAAGATTTAGACAAAGGTGAAAAATTCAAAGACTTCAACGACGCTATAGATTATATAAATTACAAAACAAAGACTGTTAACATAAGAGAAGATAATAGATATCTCGCAACATTCGCGGACCCCAACTCCGACCTTGGCTATTATATTACAGGTGAATTTGATGTTCCGCCATCTAACACTAAAGGTTTTTCAGATTGGTTGGAAAAAGAGTTTGACAAAGCGAAGGACAACGCAAAACTCAACGACAACGAAAAGCAGCGTGAAGACGATATAGCAGCTTTGGAAGAACGTAAAAATGAAATACTTTCGCACTTGAAAGGCGGATTTAAATGACCGAAATTGAATTTAAGATGATTGCGGTAAAAATCACATCGGTTAAGAACGCGTCTTTAGCTAGAAACATCGTGACGAAGCGTGATTTCGCTTGGTTAGGAAGTGAAACTAACAATGGTGCATATTACTATCTTTTTAGACATGATAATAAACATGAAGTATGCGATGTACATGGAGATATGAATACCATGCTCGATAGATTAGCGCCCGTGTATATATTCGACTGTGACGGTAATTTACAGTATCAACGTGATATGATAGTGACCAAACGAAGAATACTAATTGGAGGGGGAATATAAAAATGTACGACTTTCATTCAGACCGCCTAAAATATCTCATGGAGAAAATAGACCGAGATGGTATGGACAAACTTCATAAATATATATTTGTCGACAGCGATTTTTGCGCCGCACCCGCGTCTATTAAGTATCATGACAACGAGCCGGAAGGTCTTATAAAACACTCGCTTGAAGTATATGACAAACTCCGCGAATACCGCGACAGACTTTATTTAGAGGATGAAATCCCCGAAGACAGTCTTATAATTACATCTCTTTTTCATGATATATGTAAATGTAATTGCTACAACCCTGTCATGAAATGGACTAAAGTAGACGGTAAATGGGAGCAGTATCAGTCTTATGAATGGAACGAAGAAACACCATTCGGCGGACACGGCTCTAAATCTGTATATATACTTCAGTCATTCATACCGCTTAGAATAGAAGAGGCTCAGGCGATTAATTGTCATATGGGGTTCGCTTCAGAGTATGACAAACAAAATATAAGTGATGTATTTTCGCATAATCCGTTGGCGTTTTATTTGCACATGGCAGACAGTGAGGCTGTATATAGAAAGGAGTGGAATAAATGAAAGTTGCCTTTACTTTAGACGGTGAAATTGGATACGCTCGCTTTTTAGCATATGCTATTGAACATGACATAAATGTTGTCAATTGTTTGAAACCGAGGCGTGTTAGAGAAAATAATGGTTACTTTATAGATTGGATACACCACTTTGCATATTGCAAACCGCTTGATATGCTGCGCCGTGACGGATACTATATAACCAATAACGTTGATTTTAGTTATAACAATGAAGGCGAGTGCACATTTTCCGTTATAATTGACTATGAACGCTTATATAATTAACAATAAATTATATACAATAAAAGATTTAACTACCCTTTCCGAATACCTACATGGGCAAAACTGTGTAGGTATTTCTACTATAAAGAAACGGTTGCAACGCGGCGAAATAGATTTAGATGAAATAATCAAACCAAAAGTAAAAGCGTTTACTGAGATAGATTATTCTCCTGTATTCTACGTCGCAGATTTTGAGACATCATCTGACTTAGAAACAAACGAATGTGGAGCATATCTCGCTTGTGTAGTAAAAGCCAATTTTAATAAAGGTCTAACTACACCCGATTCATGGGACATTGTAGAACCATGTTTCGACTGTCGTTATCCGAAAGACCTCGGTGATTATTTTTACACACTTTATAAACAAGCGGAGAAACGTAAAAAGAGAACACTTATATTTTTCCACAACCTCGGTTTCGATTTTTCGTTCGCGCGTAATTGGGAATCTCTAATGGGTCAGCTAATGATTACAAAATCATTTTCCGACGGAAGTAATCCGTGGAGGCTCGCGTTTGGAGACGGCGAAAAAGTTTGGCTTGAAATACGTTGCTCTCTTAAACTTCTACACCGTTCAGTCGGCTCAATCGGTGACATGATAGGACATCCCAAACTCGGTTATGATTATAATGAATTTCGACTTCCTACAGATAAACTTGAAAAATACGATTATGAGTATTGCTATAATGATTGTAAAGTAACAGCGTGTGGAATCATGGAAGAATGTAAGAATTGGTTTTGGATTAAAAATATAAAGGACATTCCGCTTACATTTACATCGTTCACGCGTAAAAACAATAAAGCTATTCTGTCATCGGAATTGGAGAAAGCATGGAGCAATTACTGTGTTGATACATTTCCCATGAATTTCGACCAATATCAAATTATGCGCGGTGTGTATCAGGGGGCTTATACACACGCGAATACATTCTTCCGCGGAAAATTATGCACTTTGGTACATTCATTCGATGTATGTTCCGACTATCCGTCGCAGTCAACACAAATGGATTTTCCCGACACCAACGGAGAGTTATATGTAAATGAGCCGTTGCAAAATCTATGGAGCGGATTATATGAAGAATGTATAGAATCGTCATTGTTAGATGATGTCGAGGCTATAAAAATGCGTCATGTTCTCGCGTCAGGGAAAATGTTTCACGGTATATTTACACTCAAAAATATAAAGATAAAGAATTACGGTTATAACTATATGCCCATTATTTCAGCGTCAAAGACTAAATCAAAAGACGGTTTGGGCGAAATAGAATATAATAAAAAATCCCATGGTTACAAATTGTTGGAAGAAATGGTATCTGAGTATAACCGTCTTATTGATAATGGTAGAATTATCAGCTATGACGAGTGTACTATATACGCAACAGAAGTTGATATTGTGAATATACTCAAAATGTACGATGTTGAATCTATATCAGCTGAATGTTTATTTCTCAATCACGCAAAATCATCAGGTGGTATAAATGAATTAGTTGAACGAAACATTATATATGCAAATATGAAAACCGCGTTGAAAGCTATATCAAATGGTAAACATCCCGATGAAACATTGTTGAACAGTATTCCCGAAAAATGGCTCTCGGACATAAAATCAAACGCCGAGCCAAAGAAGTTAGCTAAGCGTTATCTTATGCTGTCGAAGAATATGTTTAACGCTCAGTATGGAATAGATGCGACGCAACTTGTATTCGGTGATACTCTTATTGATGAAGATTGTATAACGTCAAACACAGAATCGCTCAGCCGTGAATCGTTCGAGCGATATTATAACGAGACTATGATAAAACTCGGAAAAGAGCGTTCCGACCGCGGTTTATTCAAACGCGTTAAATCATCGTACATTGTAGGTATTTACATTACAGCATACGCGCGGAGGCACCTTGTATTATTCTCTCATCTTATATTCACAAAAACTCCATATATCATTGCATATTGGGATACCGATAGTGCGAAACTATATCATCCTAATGAATCAGTTGTTACATTCAACAAACTTCTTGATGTGGTATCGAAGTTTAATAACGGTGTCATGGAACGTTGTCGAGAATCTAAACATCCGCAAGTGCGGGAAAATAAATGGGGCTTAGGGAAATTCGATTATGAAGAAACATATGCGTATTTTACGGCGCTCAATTCAAAGCGATATATGACGTTCGATGGTGAATTAGATGTAAAGACGTCGGGACTTGTACAAGCTACAATAAAAGTATCTGTTGTTCTTGATTATTTATATAAAAATAGTGAATCATGGCTACTTTCTTTTAAGGCCCTTATGCGAATTATGTGGAAAACAAATACAATGTTCGACCAAAGTGTTTCGGGGCGTACATATCTCGATAGACAGAATCAAGGAAAGTGGTCAGATGAGTTTGGGCAATATTGCGGCGCTGTAATTAAAAATACAGATTATGAATTTAAAATGCCCATGAAAAAAGGTCTATTCTGGACAAACGAAAAATCCGCGTATCTTCACTATGATGAAGTATCGGAATATGTATTTGGTAATAAACTTGACACAGAGCGGACAACTTTTTATATGTTTGACGAGGGTATAGGTATAGTGTATTATCTGAATGGTAAAAGAAATATAATGTTTTGCCCTTGTGATATATCAAAATTCAAACATGGCATTTTACTTAGTGATTCCATGTCTGACTTAGCGGAGGATTTAGCGTGAAATATTATGAATTTGACTTAGCCAATTTTCCCAACTGTTCTTATATTTTCTTATTCGGGGGACGCTCATCCGGTAAAAGCACGTCGGTCGCGAAATATTTAAAAGATAAATACGACACTGATAAATCTGAATTTGTAAGAGTATTCCGAAACTATACCGCTATGCGGAGCGCGACCACATGGTTTAGTCTGTTTAATGACGAAACAACTGATATTGTATTTGACCGTCAAAAATATCTGTATAACGGTGCGCTTTTTGGTCACGGTATTGCACTATCCAATGAGGAAGTCGCGTCTAAAAGCTCTCAATATCCCAACGTCGACACAATTGTATTTGACGAGTTTGTTATGATAGACCCCTATGGATATTATCCGAATGAACCTGAACATTTCATGTCAATTGTATCTACCGTATTCCGAAACAGAAGTGGGACAGTTATATTTATCGGTAACAATATGAATGAAATGTCAAAATATAATCCATTCTTCCGATTTTTCGGTTTGGATTGGGAGGCGGTAAATCCAAAGTTGGGCGAAACTATATTTTGGAACGCATCCGGCTTTGAAAATGGTGCAAAATGTGCTATGGAGTTTATTCCCGTTGCATATGAAAGCGAAGACGAAATACCTGAAATGCAACGTGTAGCAGGAAACGACGTAGCTACTACAGGTTCATTCAAGAAAGACCCCGAAATTAAACCACAATTATTTAAAGACTACCATTGGATTTATGTCTTTGAGTATAACAAGGTTAAAATGACAATGGGATTCAGTGTTAAGAATCGTTGTTTGCTTATCGGTGAATACCACGGTAAGCACGCGCGTAACCGCCCGCGAATAAATACACGGTCGGTAGATACCTTTAGATTCTATAACTCTAAAGCATTTACTGTTGCTATGGAACGTATAGGTAATAAATGGGGAACTGCTTATGAAAACGCCCGTGTAAAGGCGGCGTGGTTAGATATAATAAAAGGAGAGGTATAAAACCTCTCCTTTTTTAATTATATGGCTCTTTATGCCATTGCGGTGTTTAACACTCGCTCATAATTACGATAAATTCACCGTACCGCTGTCCCCCAAGGTAACAACCAATGTGACAGATTCTCCATTTATTGTATTACCAATAAATCTACAAGTTGTCGATGTTGAAGCCGTTCTTTCATAAGTACACGCTCTAAGGGAAATAAGCTGACCCGATACGGTTTCACTATCATATATCGGTTTATCGTTAGTTATACAGTCTTTCAATATTTTATAACAATCGTTACCCGTATATGTTTTAGTACCACATCTTATAATTTTGGCTGCGCGTGTAACCAATATTACATTATTAAAGCCAGCGGTATCCGGATAAACACCACTGCCGAAATTAGGTACACCGTCAGCGGTTACTCTACAATTATGAACATCGGTAATAAGGGCTGAAAACTTTATATATGCAACATCGTTGTAAAGAATAGGACGTATATAAAGTCCTTGGGATGTAAGGAAAGTATCGAATTTATACATTCCTATAATTTCTTTATGCTCGTTAAAGTAAATTACATTCGCATAATCTGTTGCATTAAGCGGGTGAGTTATAATAATATCGTCTGTAGCAGGGCATACGGGTATAAAGTCTGACGTGAATGAATTGGTAATAGACGATGAGAATTCACCTGTAGTTATATTATATGCACCTGTGGTATATCCACCGACAGTTATATTATCGTAAAGCGCTAGATTCTTCGAATCGTCCATATCGCGCCATGTAATTTTACGTTTGTATACAGCGTTATCGTCGGTAGTTGTGCTTGATATTGTAGTTTTGAAAGATTCGGGGTGTGCCAGCCATGTACCATAGTCGGGTACGGTTTCTGTATCTACCATTCCCGTGTTCTCTGTAAGGTCAGAAATCGAAATTTTGACAGTGGAATTCAAGTTTACGCATATTCTGACATAGTAGCCGTTTGCGGGCATGTCAAATACAATGGAGCTGCCTACTAAAGAGGCGGCATCCTGCGTTCTGACAAATTTTTTATCCCTGTCATATACAATTATATATTGTGTGGTATCAATAGTCGATGAGCTTGTGGGGTATTTTCCGAATTGCATCGCATATGCTTTGAGCGGTCTGACGGGTATATACGCAGAAGTATAATACATATTTGCGTATTCTTCTGCACCCGTTTTTTTATTAAGTTTATAATTAAGCTTTGCTCCGCTACCCCACACATCCCACATATTAGGGCTGTCATGGTCTATAGAATAATCAGGATTAAGCGATATAGAATTGACTAACTCTGTAATCTGCGTCGCGAACGCCTCATACTTAGTTGTCATTTTATCTTCAAATTCATTTACTAAAGCTGTAATTGTAGACTGAAACTGCGACATCGCATTGTTGGTTTCTGTCTGAAACCGCGTTATAGCCGTTTTTGTATCAGATTCAAATTTAGATACTCGCAATTCGATTTTATCCTCGAATGACTGCATTTTCTGATTTATATCGGTCGTAAAATCTACTATATCTTTGCGTAATTCAGCCGCCCAATCCTCATTCTGAGTAAGCGATTCGTTGAGCTTTTCTACGACTTTACCGAGCGTCTCAAGATACGAAATCGAATCATCGAATGTAAGCGGAATTACAGGTTGCACCCAAAAATTAAGCGGTGTTATTGCCATTGTATATACCTCTCTTTGTTAAAATATCCCCATAAACAGAGGATTTAATTCGTCTATAATCATCATATCGATATTCAGTATTTCAGCTTTTGCCTTGGCTAGTATCTCCGACGGGTAAAGTCTACCGTCGTTTCCGGTGAAAATTCTTGCAATGTCAATCGTTCTAAGATTATTATCAGTTGTCTTTTCCTCTGTCGTTCCACCATGAGTGCGTTTATTTCCGGTTGTGCCGTTGTTACTGTTATTTTCGAATGTAACATCGGTCGCATATTTTCCGGTTTGAACATTTTCAAAATTCAACGGTGACATCGGTGTATCGCTGTAAATACGTTGGTTGTTGTCAGTATCCGAATGTGTCCCAGCGTCCGTAATAGTGCGATTATCGGTTGTGTTATTACTTCCGTCGCCTTTATCATTTATAGTACCTTTTTCGGTTTCCGTTCTATTAACATTCTGAAATATATTCTGTTTTAGAAATTCAACTTGAATGTCATACAACTGATTATAATACGGCATTATCTCATTCATTTTCATGTTAAGGTAATGCTTGAACAACGCCGGAGTTTCAAAACCTATTTCACGGTATGCATAATGCTTGTAAATTTTGTCGTTAAGTAGTAAGCGGTATGATTCCTGATGCATAGGATAAGTATCCATACCTAAATCGTAACCGCTTTTAATCAACGTCTGAAGTAGTGTCGTATATTTCGCCATACTGCATGCCCCCATTCAGAATCTCATTAATGTTACGACGCTCGACGGAAATGTTTATTCCAAACATCTTATTAGCAGCCTCACACGCCTGCTGACGTGTGATAAGCCCCGCCTCCGCCATATATCCATAATGTTCGGAATTAACTTCGATCTCTGACGTTTGTACTTGTGCGCGCTTAAAGTCCATTGAATTGCCAATTCCGAGGTATGTCAAAGCCTCATGCCATGTGTTTTTCTTTTCCTCATCGAGTTTATCCGCAAGGTACGGGGCGGCTGTGTTAAGAACTGAGAGGTTTGACAATTCAATATCTTTGTTTGCGTATATAACAGGCATAAAACCGTCGTACTGCATATACATATTTTTCATTGTAAGCAACTGTTCCTGCTCGCACTGCACAAGAATCGGCGTGCGCTGGGCGTGAACGTTCATAATAATAGTACGTTCTATCTCGGTGAGTTTCTTAGCGAAATATATGAGTATGGGATATGTAGAACGTTCTATGTAATTATTTCTGATATATACACATTCAGTTGCGTCTTTGAGCAGATTTATACCTATACTGTAACAATTGAATCGCGTCGGGTTTTCATAAAAATTTATATCTCCCGACGGTGCAACGCGCAAATTGAGCAACCCGTATTCCGAATCTGTAAAACAAGCGCGTCCGTCCTCATTGAGCGTCTTTTCAAGAAACCGCTCATTCATTGTTTCGGGGAGATTGTTCCACTTATAGATAGACAATGCCAACAGAACAAGACGCGAAAAATATGTGTCAAATATTGTGGTCTGTTCTGTCATTCCTGCTATCCATTCATTATTCGCCCCTTTGAATCCTACAGGAATTTTTTTATTAGCCATTTATTTTTACCTTCAATTTCATACAGGTTTTTCGGGTTCAACCGTTATAATTTCATTGGTATAGTCACCGTAATTTCCGACGTCGTTTATGTGCCAAAATGTAACGCCCTTATTGAAAATATCCTCTATAAAGCGTAATTCTGTATCGGTCGGAGCGTATGAATTCTGCGCTACGGGCGCTATGGTTATCTCGGTTGTCTTGACGTAATTCCAATTGGTTCTACCTGTGAGGTTCGGTGTCTTAAACATATTTGTCGCGTAACCATATTTGGAAAGATAATTATCATATTTTTTTACTTCGGATAATGGCGGACACATATGGCGGACAGCGAATTTTGCCATTCCGTTTTGATGTTGCCATGTATCATTAAAAGACAGATTTTTTGCATCAGCGGGGAGGTTCGTTTTATCAGCTAAATTAGATTCCAATTCACGCAGTTGCGCTTTATCTCGTTCAACCGCGCGTAGCATATCGGTATATTCAGAGACACCTTGTTTAAGGGATAGTACAGAGCCGGCGGGATTTCCCCCTACAGCTGCAGATGCAATGCTTGTGACGGCGCTTGCAGCTGTATCCAATACACCATATGCTGCGTCATTTGTCGTTTTTATTTTAGCGTTAGAAATCTGGACCGCTGCTGTATTACGGTTTAACGCTGCCCATACTAACGCGTTATCTTTTAGTATTGGATAATTCACGGAACAATTTAATTCTACTGAATGTTCTATAGGAAAAAGCTCAAAACCGACGGATGCTCCTATTGTTGACGCTATGGCATAGCGTTGCGGAATAGCTTTACATTTGCACTCTATATCGAATGAAAGTTTCTGATAGATAGTGACACTCGTTGACGAAAAAAGTAATTCGGGCAGAAGTTCGGAATAATCGCCATTGTTTGCATCTATCACCCATTTACAAAATGGATAATGGTACATTTTCCTATTCTTAGGTTCGTATCCGGCTATATTGAAAATACTAAAGCTATTTCCTGATATCTCTGATTCAGCGACGTTTGTTATAATTTTAGGCACATATCGACTCAAACCTATATTCGTTTCTTCACCGCCACTTTCTCTAAAAAATACCACCAATCCTAACCCGTCATTCGTTAGATAATCGCTCGTCGCTTCAATACGTTTGTATGTAGCTATTGAATCTAAAATTTCCTGTCTGATAGCGAATATGGATACTATGGAATCAACTTGCCCCGCTATAGTAATTATATCGAGAAAATAATCGAACTCTTTTTTTGTTTCAAAAACAGCGTAGGTAAATTCAGACGGCGCGCCAAAAATAACAGGCGCTCGTGATCTGTTGTACTTAGCCGCGAATTCAAATGCGTTAAGGTTCTCGTGAGTTGCGGTGGGGCTTGTTGTCTTAAGTCTAATATCAGGTAAAGACGTTGTAACGGCAACAAGCGCATACCCCGAAACCACGCCTGCAGTATCAACGTAATTATTGCATGAATAATCCTTTGAGTATCCTATATAATCTTGAACATATTTTGATATACTAATATGTTCTGTTTCTGTATTATAATCGTCGGAATCGTTGTTTGTGTGTTCTCTCTCTACAAACGCTGACTTAATACTAAAGCAATCCCACCATGTTGTATATACATCTTGCTCAAAATAAACATAGCAAGCGTTTTGGTTGATATATTCTACTCCCGTTATGAAAGCGTAAAACCATTTAAGAGAAAAGTTTTCGTTTATATAACGAATGTAGTTATACTGTTCCATAGCCTCTTTATTGGCGTTTACTTTGATAGCCTGTTTGTCTCGGATGTATGTGTAGTTTTGTTCTACCCTCAAAGGGGAGGAGAAATAATTACTCTCCTCCGTCTTTGAGGTGAACAGGCGTACATCTTTATAGTCGCTTTTCCACGGTACTCTATAGAACGCTATTGTTCCACTCGGTGTGTACGCCATAATATTTTACTCCTCTACCATGAGCCTTATAAGCTCTATAAGGTCTTTCATATTTACATATCCATCCTGATTTATATCAGACTGCACTTCGTTTACCTTTATATTCCAACCTGACAGAAAACGCGTGAGCGTAACAACATCTTTCATGTTTACGAGGTAATCGGTGTTGGTGTCTCCAATTATATCAACCGCTTCGTTGCAATCCACGGGGTATATTCCACCCTCTGTACCCTTAAAGCTATACTGCCATATTTTAAGGTTGGGATATTTCTTCTGAAGTCCCGTGTGCGACTTAGTGCCATCGTCTATAGACGCGAGCCAAAGCGGGAAATTCAGATTATTCTTAAACTGAGTAGCTAGGAAATATTCATTAGCGTAAATATATGCCTTATATCCCGCTCCGATTATAGAATTAAGGAAGAGATTTACTCTACGAGACAGACCGTCCATATCTCCCATAAGAGATGTATCTTCTACATCGAGCGCTACACCGATGTCTATATTCTCTTTGTAGGGCTTAAGAATCTGAATGAGATACTTAACTTCTTCGAGAGTTTCAGCTTCTGTTCTACCCATGAAGTACCAATAAACTCCTATGTAGAATTTCTTCCCCGATATGCGTGAACGAAACGCCTTTATATGCTGTTCAAAAAGCGGGTCGGTAAACGGGAAATTATATTCCGCTGTTCTCCCCTGCCCCGCTTTGATTATTACAAAATCATTATCTTTTATAACTCTATCATAGTCGATATTCCGCTGATAAAGCGAAATGTCTATACCACGAAATTTTTTATTCATTTTGACTTATCTCCTTTATCTACGCTTTCTATATTATTCTGCAACCGTTTCATAAGCGATTTCAGAAATTTGGGGCATGGCGCGCCCATAGACGATACATTTTCAAGAATAGATATCAATTCATTGATTACAAACCATGCCATTACAAGTACACAAGAAATGGGGTCGTAGTTGACGCCAAACTTTCCACTTGTAATAAATATCAAATAGTCAACCATCATTGCGCAGAATACAACCGCAATGTAAGAAACTTTTTTCAATATTCCTTTTCTTCCGACTTTTGAAGATACTTCGCTCTTCACATATGCTTTCATAACACCTGTGATATAATCGGTTGTTACGCATATAAGAAAACAAATGAACAATGTAAGAATAAGCTTCATATTTATATACCCACCCACCATTCCCTCTCGATTATTAAGATAGTATGCTTATTAAAAGCCCATCGAGCTTATCTTTTTACTTGGAATTATCTACAGTGAACGCGCCGATTGTGTTACTACCGATTTTAAGAACAACCTGTGTTTTCTCTGATGCCGCGGTTGCCTTCTTATCATAAGTAACCGTGTACTGATTTCTTGACTTGTATGTTACAGTTACAACAGACGCGGATACCGCCGAGCCGTTCGTAGTAGCTGTTGCGGTAACAGTCTGATTATCGGGAACGTTATTACCCATAAGGAACAACGATACAGTATTGTTAAAGTCAGATGCGTCTACAACGATATCGGTAGCAGTGTCACTAAGAGTTACAGTGTCTTGTCCAGCGGAAAGCTGCGCCCCGCCTACTTTACCATCTGCAATCGAAGTAAATATTACGGCATTAGCAAGCAGTGATATGCTGTAGGTCTGCCATACATTCCAAAAATATCTCCACTCCATACGCGCCGGATTGTAGAACGAACCTGTCTCACGGAGAGAATCATAAATCTGGAAGAAACGGCGGTCGCACATAAGCGCATAAACACCATCAATACCAAAATCGTCTACATAGATAACGCGACCCATAAAGTCAGCACGCTCCATGTTAAACGCTGCTGCGAGTACATCCACGTCGACAATAGAAGAAACAGCGGATGAAATAATTATCATCGTTTCCTCAGTGGGAGAGAATGTAATATACGGCTTACCATCTCCCGATATTTCCGCATAACGGTTAAAGCGCGATGACGGGAATCTGAAATCAATGTAAGTCTGGCGAACCTTACGCATAAACGCCTTTGCGGACGCCTCATCGGTCGGCTCTGCGACCTGTACAGTTGAAACACAGCCCTTTGCAAGCGCGCTATTTATAGTGTTCTTGAGAAGTGCAAACTCCTCGATGTTATCACCGTTATAGAGCGAATTAATTACACCCGCGATAAGGTCGTCAAGATCTTCCCATGAACGGAACGCAAGTTTAAGTTCGTTATTCTGAATACGCGCCTTGAATTGGTCTTTACGGTTAAGACGATGGAACGCGACCTTAATATCGGGCTTATCGAAATATCCCGTAAGGAAATCATTTTCAGGGTCGAATTTTTCTGCTTTAGCCGGACTGACTGCGATTTCCTCTACATCGGAACCCATGGGTAGTGCTTTGCGGAGAAACGCGAATTCATTGTTCCACACTCTATTGTGAAGAACGGTGTCAAAAATAATGTTAGGGAGAAGCGTGCAGAATTCGTTTCGGATTGTCTGATAATTAATTATAGGATTTCCGACCTCTGCAATGTTTGTAAGTGTTGCTTCGGGAATGAACGACTGATAATTCTGAGAGCCGGATGCTCTCACTGCGTTCATAACCGAAACGGCTCTTGCTGCATTTGCCATTTTAATTATAACTCCTTTTTATCTATACTCGCCGATTTCGGCGGTGTAATCTTCGGGTGTCTTAGGTGTCTGTTCGGTGGTGTCAGGCTGGTCCGAGGGCTTGGAGCCTATTCGTAAGAACAATTCGTAATTTGCCTGTTTGAGCGAAGTGTTGCTATCTGTCAGTTTGGTTATCTCGTTTTGTGCGTTTTCAAGATTTGACGATGACTCTGTAAACGCGTCTGTGAGACTAACGAGAATCTGAGAAGTGCGCGCTTCGTCTGCGTCGCCTGACGCTAATTCACGCGTTAGACTTGTATATTCATCTACAGTCATTTGGTAGACCTCCCGTATTATTTTTAAGTAACGAACGTTTGTTCGTTTTCTAACTATATTATAGAACATTTGTTCGGTTTTTTCAATTGGCAATATGAACAAAATACACATAGAGTGTGAACAAAATATTTATGCAATGTGCATAATACAAAATAAAAGTTTTGTATAATTGGGGGATTGGTTGGGAAATTTGGAAATTTTTGGCAAAACGGGACATGGGTATATATCCC